CCTCGCCGAGGCCGCACACGACCGCTACGGCAACCGCGTCGCACAAATCAAACTCTCCAACGCCTGGTACAGCGAGCATATGCCGCCGCTGGTGGCAGCACTGGAAGATGACGCGCTACGCATCCCCAAAGACGCCGACATCATCGACGACCTGCGCGCGCTGGAGCGCATCGACGGCGTCATCAAACTGGGACGGCGCAGCGGCAAAGCGGGCGAGCGCCACGGCGACGCCGCCATCGCCCTCTGCCTCGCCTACGCCGCCAGCCGCAGCAATACCGCCCTGCCCGTAACCGTCGCCATTGAGGACGGCTACACCAAGCCTGCCTATCTGGATTACTAACTATGACCACACCCAACTCCAAAACCCTCGCCCGCCCAACTGCCGCGTCGCGAGAAGTCGCGGTAGAACGCAACCTCACCGAAATCGAACAGCTCGACACCCTGCTCACCCAACGCCTCGGCGGCGACCTCAACGGCTACCGCGACCTCCTGACCGACACCACCGTCAGCGGCGTCTGGGCGCAGCGGCAAACGGCGCTGACCAAACTGGAGCGGCAGGTCTTGCCGCACGACCCGGACAACGCCGCCGACGTCGAGGCCGCCGAATTTGTTGCCGCGCAATTGCAGCGGCTCAACTTTGACGCGGTGATGAAAGCGATGCACTGGGGCGTGTTTTATGGCATGGCGGTCGGCGAGGTAATGTGGGGCATTGAGGACGGTCGTGTGGTGCTGGATAACGTCCTGGTGCGCGACAGAGCCAAATTCAAGTACGACATCCAGCGGCAGCTCATCTACACCGGCAACGGCGCGGACGAGGCGATGCCGCCACGCAAATTCTGGACGTTTTCTGCGGGCGGCGACACCACCGACAACCCCTACGGCTTGGGACTGGCGCATTTCCTCTACTGGCCGGTGCTGTTCAAAAAATCGAATGTGAAATTCTGGCTGGTCGGCAACGAAAAGGCGGCGACCAGCGTGCCACATGGGCAATATGACCCGCGCAGCCCCACCGCCGACGCGGACAAACAGCAGCTGCTCGCCGCGCTGACCGCCATCAAAAACGCCGCCGCAACCGTCACCCCCATTGGTTCGACCATTGAGCTGCTCAAGGGTGAGGCTGGAACGGCTGACTACGCCAAGCTGTGCGAGTACATGGACGAGGCGATTGCGCTGGTGATACTGGGGCAGGTAATGACCTCGCAGGCAGTCGGTGGGCAATACAAGGCGGAGGTGCAGGACGAGGTCAAAGACGACATCGTCAAAGCCGATGCCGACCTGCTCTGCGCCTCATTTAACGCCACGATTGCAGTATGGCTGACCGAGTGGAATTTTCCGGGCGCGCGGCCGCCGAAGCTGTGGCTGCGCACCGAAGAAGCGAAAGACCTACAAAAACTGGCCGACACCTACGCCAAACTGGCACCGCTTGGCTACCGGCCGACGCAGGCACAACTGGAGCAGGATTTTGGCGGCCAGTGGGAGGCGATGCCCGCGGCGAGCGCCTTGCCCGCACCCGCCGATGCCCACGACTTTGCCGAAGGCGACACCCCGACCACCCCGGACGATATGGGCAGCCGCCTCGCGCGCGAACTGGCACCACATGGCGAAGCATGGCTCGCGCAAATCAGCGAGGAGCTGGCGCAATCTGCGACCCTGTTGCAATTCCGCGAGCGCCTCGACGCATTGGCGGGCGAATTGCCGCTCGACGTCTATGCCGACATCTTTGCCCGCGCCACCACCGCCGCCCACCTCGCCGGACGCCATGACGCCAAAGGGGAAGGCGCATGAGCCTCGCGCACACGCAACTGCCCTTCGCCGAGCAGATTAACTACTACCGCCAAAAACTCGACCTGCCGACCGAGAGCTACGCCGACATCTACGGCGCCGAGCATGACCACGCCTTTGTGGTGGCAGGTGCCAACCGCCTCGACATGGTGGCGGATTTTCGCAAAGCGGTGGACAAGGCGATTGCCGACGGCACCACGCTGGAGGAATTTCGCCGCGACTTTGACGACATCGTTGCCAAATACGGCTGGCAGTACCACGGCGGGCGCGACTGGCGCAGCCGCATCATCTACGACACCAACCTGCACGCCAGCTATCAGGCCGGGCGCTACGAACAACAGCAGGAAATGAAAGCGCTGCGCCCGTACTGGGAATACCGCCACCGCGACGGGCAGAAGCACCCGCGCCCGGAGCATGAAGCCTGGAACGGTCTGGTACTGCATTGCGATGACCCGTGGTGGCAGACGCATTACCCGGTGAACGCCTACGGCTGCAAATGCACCGTCTTTGCCCACAGCAAGCGCAGTTTGGCGCAGCGCGGGCTGAAAGTGGGCGAAGCGCCCGCCATCGAGTGGCAACAGCAGCTCATCGGCAAAAACAGCAACAACCCGCGCGTGGTGGACGTACCCAGGGGCATCGACCCCGGCTTTGACCGCATCCCCGGCAAAAACGCCGGGCGCGACGGCTTGCAGCGGTTGTTTGACAAGGCGAGCGCCGTGCCGCCGAAACTGGCGACCCATGCCATGCAGCAGGTGCTGGATAACCCGCGGGCGCGGGCGCTGCTCACGCAAGAAGTCACGAAGATGGTCGATACCGTTGCCAGCGAGATGGTGGCGCGTGGCGTAAGCAAATCCATCGGCGTCATTGCACCGGATATCCTTGCTGACCTCGCCGCCCGCAAACTTATGCCTGCAACCGCCGTCATCACCCTGCGCGACAAGGACATTCTCCATATCCTGCGCACCAGCAAAGCGGGGATGCATCTGCCCATCAATTTTTTGCACCACATCGCTGACCATCTGCAAGCCCCGCAGGCGGTGCTGCTGGATACCACGCAAAGCGAGCCCGCGCTGCTCTATGTATTTGACCTCGGCGGCAACAAGGGCAAGGTGGTGCTGAAATTAGGCTATGAGTCGCGCGTGAAAGATGCGGAGACGGGGGCAAAACAAAACGTATTGCTGAACATCCTGCGCAGCGGCGGTACGTTTGTTTGGGACGCCAAAGCCCAGCAGGGACTGGCGCATTACACCCTGATAAAAGGGAAATTGTGAACAAAAAAAGCACCCTCCCACGTCGGGAGAGTGCCGGGGCTGCGGTTTGCCTGATTCGAACAGGATCATGGTGGCGATCACCAACCTTTCCAGTAGGAAACCCCCGCAGCTGTCAGCCAAGTATAGCGCAAAACAACCATGCCAGCCCTGACTTTTGACGACCCGCGCGTTATCGCCTACCTCGAACGCCTCGCCGCTGCCGGTTTTTTGAACAAAGCGGTATTTACCGCTATCGGCGAGGAGCTGCTGCTCTCCACCGACGCACGTTTCGACAGCGAGACCGCCCCGGACGGGCGCCCGTGGGCGCCGCTCAATGCCGAGTATGCCGCCTGGAAGCGTGCCTTTCACGGTACCGATAAAATCCTCAAACTGCGCGGCTATCTGCGCGACACCCTGCGCTATCAGGCGACCGACGCCTCGGTTGCCATCGGCAGCAACCGCATCTATTCCGCCATCCACCAATTCGGCGGGCAGGCAGGCAGAGGCCACAAGGCCACTATTCCGGCACGCCCCTACCTCGGCGTCTCCGACGACGACGTCGCAGCCATCCTCGCGCTTGTCGAGGACGCTTTCGCCGCGCGACAACCGTAACCCGTCTAAAACGCGATTTCCGCCCCTGCAAGCGATAAGCCAACCGCTTGCCCGCCTTAACCACCGAAATGCCCGCGAGGGCATTTAGCAAACGCCGTAAAAACCTCCGCGCCCGAATATTCCCCCTCCCCCCGTGGGGGAGGGCAGGGGTGGGGTTTGCCCGCATACCTCCGGGGTGGATAAACCACTCCCAAAAATCCCAAACCAGTCTAGTCGTCGCCCCCGCCGCGCGCGCGGACAATGGCGGCATGAACAACATCGCTATCTTCCGCACCGGCCAGCACGCCGACAGCCACGGCAACGTCCTGGACGCCACCCCGGACTATCTGCGCGCCATCGCCGAGAGCTACCAGCCCACCCTGCACGAAGCCCCCGCCGTTATCGGCCACCCTGCCGACAACGCGCCCGCCTACGGCTGGGTGCAATCGCTCAACTACAACGACGCCGACGGCGTCCTCTACGCCAACTTCAGCCAGGTGGATGAGGGTTTTGCCGGCCTGCTCAAGGCCGGCCGTTTTAAGAAGCGCTCCGCCTCCTTTTATCCGCCCGGTCATCCCAGCAATCCCACTCCCGACCGCCCCTATCTGCGCCACGTCGGCTTTCTCGGCGCGCAGCCGCCCGCCGTCAAGGGGTTGGCAGATTTTGCCGATGGTGATAACCCGCCGCCCACCTACGATTTTGAAGAGCATACCCCCGAACCCCCACAACCGGAGAACCCGATGGACAAAACTGAACTCGAAGCCAAAGAAGCCGAACTGGCCGAGCGCGAAAAGGCGCTGGCCGCACGCGAGGCCGAACTGAAAAAACGCGAAGACGCGCTTGCCGCCGAAGAAGCGGCGCGTGAAGAAGCCGAAGCCGCCGACTTTGCCGAGGGCTTGGTCAAGGCTGGCAAGGTGCTGCCGGGCGAAAAGCCTGCCGTCATCGCCATCCTGCGCGGCATGGACAAGACCGCGACCTATGACTTTGCCGAAGGCGGCAAATTGACGCAAAAACCCGCCGCTGACAGCCTGCGCGCGCTCTTGCAACGCTTGCCGGTCACGGTCGATTTTGCCGAGCACACCGCCGCCGACCCCAATACCGCTGCCAAGCCGCAACTGCCGGGCGGCAGCGATGACGACGCCGCCCGCGCCGCACTCGACGCCAAAATCCAGAACTATGCCGAGCAGCACGGCATCAGCTATGCCGAGGCCGCAGCGCAAATCACGGAGTAACCCATGCCACAGCACAACATCCTCTCCAAGAAAGTCACCCTCACCGCCGACGTCAAGGCCGGGCAAATCGTCAGCTGGAGCGGCGAGCCCGCCACTACCGGCAGCAAAGAGCCCGCAGGCGTCGCCCAGTACGACGGCAAGACGGGCGACACCATTGCCCTCACCGTCATCGGCCTTGAAGACGTCCCCGGCACAGGCCTCGCCGTTGGCGATGGCGTCAAGGCCAACGCAGGCGCCATCGAAAAAGCGGGCAGCGCCGCCGAAGCCTTTGCGACGGTGGTCGAAATCACCAGCCCGAAAACCGTCGAAATCCTCTTGAAATAAGGAGCCACCATGCCTCAATCCATCCGCAACGCGCTGCGCGTCGTCGATACTGTCCTCACCAAAGTCGTCCTCGGCTACAACCTTGAGCAGCAATTTACCGGCCAGCACCTGTTCCCGGACGTGAACGTGCCGCTCATGGGCGGCAAAATCCTCAAATTCGGCAAGGAGGCGTATATCGTGACCAACACGGTGCGCGCTCCCGGCGAGACCGTGCGCAACATCAGCGTCGCCTACAGCAGCGAAAGCTACGCGCTGGAAAACCGCCTGCTTGAAGGCAAAGTCGCCGAAGAATTTTTGGAGGAGAGCGCCAAAGTGCCGGGCGTCAACCTGCAAACCCGCGCGGTCAATACCGTCATGAAAAAAATGCGCCTCGAAGGCGAGGCGAACAAGGCAAAACTCGCGACCAGCACGAGAGCCTATGCCACCGGCCACACCGAAGCGCTCTCCGGTAACGACCAATGGGACAACGCCGCCTCCAACCCGCTCGAAGCCATCAACGACGCCAAGCTGAAAATCCGCAAAAGCACCGGCCAATACCCGAACGTCTTGCATCTGGACGTCTATGCCTACGAGGCGCTCAAACGCCACCCGAAAATCATCGAGCAATTCAAATACAGCGGCAAAGACAGCATCACCACCGCGATGCTCGCCAACTATTTCGACATCGAGAACCTGGTCGTCGCCAAGGCAGTCTCCGTTGCCGACCTCAATGCCGATTTCAGCGAGCTGTGGGGCAACAACACCATCCTCGCCTACGTCGCCCCGGCTGGCGCCCGCAACATGGAGGAGCCGAGCTTTGGCTACAACTACGTGCTGCAAGGCCTGCCGCGCGTCGAAAAAGGCTACTTCGAGAACAGCGACCGCTCCTGGCATTACCCGGTGCATTTCGCCGATCAGGCGGTCGTCACCAGCCCCGGCGCAGGCTTCCTTTTCACCAACACCGCGGCCATCAAATAAGGAGCGCCCGCGATGAAATACCGCCTCCGCTCTCCCATCCGCCACGGCGGCAAGCGCATCGAGCCGCCTGCCGTGGTAGAGCTGACATTAGTCGAAGCTGCGCCGCTACTCGCCGCAGGCGTTATCGAGCGCACCGCTGATGCGCCCGCGCAAGGCTGGCTTGCCCTTGATACGCAAACCGTCGCCGGCCTGCTCGCGCCGCTTGACCTCAAGCGGAAACCGGGGCTGAAAAAGGCGCTGGAGTTACTGCGCGAGCAGGTGGACGGCAGCGAAACTGAGGACGGCATTGCCCTCAGCATCCGCGACGAAGACCTGACGCAGGCCGACCTTGATGCCGCCTGGACGCTGCTAACCGCTCCTGCCACCGCCGCAGAAGCCTCCGCTGACCCGGTCGCAGAGGCAGGCGAAACCGCGCCCGCAGACGAAGTAGACACGCCGCCGGAAGGCAAAGCCGAGGCGCAGCCGTGAACTACTGCACCGCGCGCGACCTCATCGCCCACGCCAACCGTGCCAGCCTCATCACCCAACTGGCGGGCAACGACTACGGTGCCTTGCCCGCGCCTGCGGCAACGCTCGACTATTTTGAGGCAGGCAACGCCGCCCCCGGTTACGAGGACACCCTCGCCGCGCTCAAGGCGCGCACCGAGCAGGCAATCACGCTGGCATCGGGCGACATCGACGGCTATCTGGCACTCCTGCCCGGCCTGCAACTGCCACAGCAAACCCTGCACGCCGCCTGCATGGATATGGCGCTCTTCCGCCTTTGCGAGCGGTTGGAGGAGGAGAGCGTCATCAAACAGCTCAACGACAGCCGCCACGCCTATTTCAACCGCTTGATTACCGGGCGCGCGGCAGTCAAAAACAACC